TCAATTGCCGCCGTGGCTGCCGCTAATTTTGCTAACTCATTGATGGCGTCCTGAATGTATTGTGGATAATCCTCAAATGGATTTAAAGCTTTAGGCAATTTTGAAATGACTAAAGCTAATCCAGTTGTGCGAGATTGTGAAATTAACAATTCTTGAGAAAGTCTATCGGCTTCACTAACATTTTTTGTCAGCAATGCCAATTGTAGGTTAAGGCGTAACCTTTCCTCATCTGTAACATTTCGTTGCAATGCAGCAATGATTTGGATATTGTCTATGTCAAATAATGTTTGCGCTCTCTTTAACTTGGCTGCGTCTTGTGCTGCTTTAAGTTCTTTTTTCTTTAGGTCTAAAGTGTCTTTAGCTAATTTAGCTGCCTTGTCAGCAGCAATTGAAGCAGGTGAACCATAGAGGTTTAAAGTATCTGTGAACCCTGCGACTTCAGCAATTGTTCTTTGTGCCTCAATTGCTTTATCAACGAGCATGTCTAAACTTTTTAAAACCAAACCTATTGTGACAACCATGCCCGCTGCCATAGCTGCTGCACCCAATGGGTTTAAAGCAAACATTGAAGCAATTGCGGCGGCTGCTGCCGAGGCTCTTAAAGCTTTGTAGGCTTTAGTCAGGGTTTGAATAGCGGTTATTACAGCTGCAATTCCAGCAACCAATTTGGTAGCGACAAATGTGGAAATCAATACAGCGGACATGGCTTTTAATAAACCAATGTTTTCACTTATGTATTTACCAATGTTCTCAAAAGTGACTCTTGCAGATTCTCCAAAACTAATAATCTTTGTCTGTAACTGCTCAATGTCAGTTGATGAACTAACCGCTAATAAAGCGTTGACTAATCCTTTACCAATGCTTTCTTTTGCTTGGTCTGTTGCAACCTTTATTCTTGCTAGTTTGCCAGCAAATGTATCAGCACCCGCGGCGGCTGCACCCGAAGTAAGAATTCCAATCTCTTTAATTATTTTGGCAAAATCACCTGAAGCCAATGTTGTTTTGCTTATGCCTAGTTTCAAATTGCCTAATGACTTTGTGTTTCCTAGATAAGCTTTACTTAAAGCGTTAGCCGCTTCCGTTACACTTATGCCTTCTCTTGCTGCAAGGTTTAAAGCAAGGTTTGTTAAGTTTTGCGCCCCACCTAGACTTTTTGTTGTTGTAAGCAATTGTTGATAGGCGGGCAATAATTGTTCATCAACGACGCCATATTGAAGCTTTAAAGAATTTAAAAAGGCAAGTGAATCATTTGTGGCAAAAGCAAACCCAATGTTTCTTAAAGAGTTTTTAAATATTTCTAATTGCTTTTCCTGTTGGGCAAATGCGGTAATGGCAGACTTGGCAAATGCTGTAACACCAACACCAATTAAGGCTCGTTTAACATTTCTGCCTAATCTATCGGCTGCGTTTTCTGCTGATTTGAAAGCCTTTTGACCTGTAAATTGGGCGGCAATATCAATTACTACACTCACTTTGACGCCTTTCTAAAGTATTGTTTCTTTGAAAATCTTTCATTGGCATTATCAATAGCCTTAAACACAGCTGCGTTAGCCTTGCCACCGTCCTCAGCCCAAGCGCGATAGATTACGCGTCCTTGCATGTAGCGACCTTTTTTAGTTGAACTCTCAATGTTGCCTTGGTATAACTTTCCAAATGCCTGAATAAATTCTTGACCCGCTTGAGGGTTATTTGAGTGGCTAATGTCGTGGTCATAAGGGTCACCTTTTCTACCAACCCAAGGTTGACCGTTAGGATTTTTTCTACCAGCTGTTTCATAAATTGCACCCGCTGGGTCTTTGTTAATAATAAAATAAACAGCTCTAAATCCTCGTCTATTTGGTTTGCGAGGTACAGAACTGTATTCAATTTTTTTTGCTATTCTTGCTGCGTTAAATAACGGAAATTTTCTTAATCCGCTTTCATACTTTTCAGTTCGCTTACGATAACCCCAATTACTTAACGGGGCAGTATTTGGAACATAGCCCCTAGCCTTTTTAATGATTCCACCAAGGGCTAATTCAATTTCAACATCTAATTGATTAGCTAGGTCAGGGGTATAGTCTTTGAGAGCTTTCTTAAGCTCTATTAGACCTTTTACCTCTACTGCCATTTTCCCTAGCCTTTGCGTCCTCATTAAGAACTGCCAATGTTGCTTTTAACAATGACCTGTCCATGTTAATAAACTCTGAGTGCGGAATCCCTGTTCGTATAGCTAGTGTTGCCACTAACCAATGAAAAGAATCCCGCGTTAGCCATTTGGGGAGTCAGCGTCCAGAACCTCTACTTTAGAAAGAGTTTCCAAATACTTTTCCCCAAACGGCGGAACTGTTACACCTGAGCGTCGTTCGGCTTCCCAAGCAAGCCAATAAACATCACTCTGTTTTTCCTCGTCCCTGAATCTTTTGTGAAATCCAGTTTTCATTTGCAATTCAAAAGCGTATTCAATCGCGGGTGTCACATCATAATCAACAATTTCACCTGAAGCCTTGGTGATTTTTAGCTTTATCATTTTTCTCCTTTAGAAAGAACCTGAGGTTGCAACGGCAACTGTACCGCTTACAGACCATGTTACATCAATAACTGCTAAGTCAGCGACAGAACCGTTAATGTCGGTTAGTCCATTTACCAAGCAAGTTGCGGTGTACAGTTTGTTTGTAGCTGATACTGCTTCGCCTTTATTTTGCAAAAACACACAAGTTACATTTGAACCATAAGCATTTTGCAGAGTTGCTAAAACATTTGAAGCAGCGGTGTCATTGTAAAAGCTGATAGTAATTGAACTATCCTCTAATCCAGCAACTCTCTTAACTCCAAGGTCACCCATTGCGGTCACCGTTAATTCATCAAAATTGCGGTTAATTGTTACCGCGCTTACATGGTCAGAAAGGTCAACGGCATTAACCTTGACTCCGACCTTATTATTTAAGAACACAGCCATGGTTATTCCTCATCTTTCTTGGTGGTTGGTTTTGGCTTTTCTGTTTTTGCTACTTGCCCGACTTTTTCAAGCCAAGCTTTATCCTCGGAAGGAACATCATAAATATCGCTCATTTTTAACTCCAACTTGTCATTATGCTTAGGTTAAGTTCACATTGTAACATTTCAACGCCGTTCAAAACTGAAGGTGCTGAAACATTTCCAATACTAATTTGCAACGCCGTTGTCGCTGCTAGTTTATTAAATACACCAACAACCATGTCCTCAATGTTAATCAAGTTACCTTGGTTGTCATACATTGGCACAATCATAACAATTTTAAAGTTTGCTTTAGGTGCAACAGTTCCGTAAGTATTGTTTGTTGGTTCTAACATTGGGTCGTCCCATTGGACTATTACGGAATATGCAATGGGAGTGGCAGGTGGAAAAGAAAAGACCTGCCACACCCCAGCGTTTTCCAACGCCGTCGCAAGGGTTGTTCTGAGAGTTGTAACGGCAACTGTCATTATCCAACCAAGCCTTTAGGTGATAAATGATTAGCTAATAAAGCTCTCACTCTTGCCAAAAGCGTGTTGCCCATTTTATACGGCGAAGGTTGGAAATCTGGAGAAACGCCCCCAGCGTTTGAACTATTTCTTGCTTGCCAAATATCAACTGCAATCATAAGGCTCGCTTCTCTAATTTCTGGAACTGTTGCGTAATCTGTTGCATGAAACGCGCCTGTGACTACTCCATAAGGTCTTACTAAATGATTTGATTGATTTGCACCTGAAGCGACGGTGTAAGTAAATGTATAAACATCAGCTGTAACTATTGTGCGTGTTCCGTTATATGCGCTTCCTGCTTCACTTATGACAACTGATTGACCCTGAACAAAGCCATGAGGTTGTACAGTTGTAATTTTAGCCGTTAAATTAACTAATTCTGTTGCTTCAATGTAAGCTTTGTTAAACCATAAATTTGTTTTAACAATGTTTTCTGCCGATTGTGTAACTTCCTCAATAACCGCGTCGGTATATAAACTGCCAATTCCAAGAACGCTGCGCAATTCTGCAACGGTGCAATATGTACTAGGCAATTGAGTTTCCTTTCTTAAAAGTTAAGGGGCGAAGGCTTCCAACGCCCCTTAACAGGTTATTCCTATTTAGGAAGTTTATGCAACCATCCAACGGTATGAGCCTGCGCCCACCTTTGTTGCAATCGCACCGTAACCGTAATAAGCAACTGAAATTTGTCCAGAAGCAATTACATTAGTTTCCAAGCGATACTTGGTTGACTCGTACCATGTGTAAGCAGATGGGTTAATGACAATCATTGTGTTGTCACCAATTCCTGAACCATCAGTTAACGCAGTTGAAACTCGTAGATTTAATCCACCAATGTTGCCGCGGATATTTGTAGGAGTTAGATTTCCTGAAGCG